TTGGCCCACTTCGGCCGCTGGTCGCCCTGCAAGGAATCGTCGTAATAGCTGTCCACCCCTGGCAGCGGACAGGGAATCAGCCCGGTGACCACGCCGTGCGCGATTTCTAGGCAGCGCATGAATGAGGGGTCCGTCACCAGCGGCCACTTCACGAGCTGCGCATCCTTCGGATCGGTCATGCTCGAATATTGCCACTTGCGCGAGACGACATCATCGATCGTCGTGCCCCACCAGCCAGGATGCGCCACGCGGTTCATCACGGTGTGAGCCACCGCGATCTTCGCCGCGTCCGATTCGCCCCGCGCCTCGCGCCAGAGCATCAGCGCCAGGATGGAGATCTGCCACATGGTTTTCAGCGTAAAGTCTTTCATGCCTTCTCCCTATGGCAACGTCACCGGAATATGCTTGTCTGCGGCCGCCGCTTTGATCGCGGCATAATCCCTGTCCGTGAAATCTCCAGCCATGTGTGCACCGATCAACATTTGCTCCACATAGGTCCAGTTTGTATCGCGCAACGACCAGAGGAAGAGCGGATATTTTGCCAGCAGGCCGTTCAGCGCTTGCAGATTATTCGAGAAATAGGCCTTGAGCGCCCCCTCAAACCCGCGCACATCCGCCGGCCGCGTGCTTGCCGTAAAGGCCTCCACCGAGGGGTCAAGGTCTGGTAACTCTTCTTGCCCAGGCCACTGCTGCACCGTCCATGTGCCGTAAATCGTCCCGTCGTCTCGGCGTCCCACAAACATGATCAGTTCCTCCTTGCCCAGGTGAACCCCATCGTTGACACGCGATAGTTATCCACCGTTGTCACCGCCCGAGCTGCAATCAGCCCAGCCGAACTGGTGCGAATAAATAGCTGGTGGTCCTCGCCGTTCGAGTCCATCTGCACATTCGCGAGCGGCGCTGCAGAGATGGACGGTGCCGCATCCGTCTGATCCGGGCAGTAAATCCACGCCTCATTCGCCCCGGCATCGACCAACACCGCGTTGAGATGCGCAATCACGGAGAATTGAAGCGGCACATTAACTGCGTCTGTTCTCGTCGCCGTCGTGAGCGTAGCCGCCAGGTTGATGTCCAGCGTCGGCACCTTCCATAACAGTTCGAGGCCGCCCCCCTCCGTTTCATACGTTGTGAACGTCGCGATCGCGCCGCTCACACGATTAATCCATCCGATCAACCGCTTATTCGTGCCCCCATCCGGGAGCGTCGGCGACAGCGACTGCGAAAAGCAGTAGTCGTCGGAGCCGCCAGAGCGCCTGAAGGCGTAAATGTTCCACCCCCCATTCGCAAGAGACTCAGACGAAATGCGCCCCCCCGCCGCTGTCCCAGCCGCCCACACCGCGTCGAGCTGCTTGGTCATCACCCCAGGATTGAGCAACACCCGATTCGCATCCGTCACATCATCCGACGCACACTGCCCCGCCGCCAGATCAATGTCATTCGTCGGATCGGTCCCGTTGTTCCCGTAGGTCATCCCGGCGATATGCCAACGAGGGATGGCCGAGAGCCCGAGATTCGTCAAGTCCGTGCGCCCGATCGTGATCCAGGCCGTATCCGCCTCGTTCCGTATCTTCAACAAATCGTTCGTCGTATCAGCCCACAGCATAAACGGATAGGTCGTGCTCGGCGCCGATGTTCCGCTGTTATTGGTCACCAGCGTGGCCAGCGCGTTATTCAGCGCGGACCGGACCGCCGCGCCGGTCCCATTTGCCACCACTAAAGAATCCTGCGACATAGTCCCCTCCTAATAGCCGACCGCCGTATAGTTGACCGACCGCGCCACGCCCGCGCCCCCATTGCGGATGGTAATCGTAAAACCCGACGCACTTTCCGCCGTCAGCTTCACATCATCGCCATCCGTGGCATTATTAATAGTCACATTGACCGCGGGCGTAATCTGAAACGCCGTAGCATAGGTCACAGACAACCCCGACGCCGGCACGCTGACATTCTGATCCCTGTCGATACGATCCGGCATATCGACGGTGATGTCCAACGACGACACCACCGCCGTCACATAGGCACTACTCGTGGAGAGCACCACCCGAAACTTAAACTTGCGCCCGACATATTGGCCCGGAACCAGATTCAACCAAGACCCGAAGACCCCGTCATTCCCGGCGATCGCCACCTGCACCTGCACATCGATAAACGCCCCATAACTGCCGTCCAGCGTGGCCATCGCGTCGAAGTCCAGCACATCATCGATGAGCGATGCCGGATCTTCCCCGCGAGCTGTATAGCTCGCCACAATCCCGACAAGATTGCTGACACCTAAATCAATGATGTCCGCCGCCGCGATCTCATAGCTGCCGGTCGTGGCCACCCCGCCCCAGCTATCGATGAGGCCCGTTTCGGCGTCAAGATCCGCCACATCGCCGAAGAGCGTCACGCCGCCAATCTTCAGCTCGCCATCGAGGACAAACACGTCTCCACTCACCGTGCCCGGCCAGCCCGCGCCGTCTTCGTCCAGCGTCACGACGACATTCTGCGTGAGCGCCGACCCCGTCACCACCAAATCGGCCGAATTGATCGAATAAGATCCGCTGGCATCCCTCGCGCTGATCCAGTACGTGCCGTCCCCCGCCGCCGGAATGCGCGTGAAGCCGGTACTCCCCAGAATGATCCCGCTCTCCCACGTCGCCCCCTTGCGCAGCTCATACTCAATCGCACTGACCCAGGACACCGCCGCCCACGAGAGATAGGCCACCCCGCCCTCAAAATACTGCGTGAGGCCCGTCACATCCGGCGGATGCGATTCGCCCAGCACCAGCGAGGCCGTGGGAGCGATGGAGCGATCACTCTCCACGCCGATCGTTGAGACCGAAGAGACCCTCACGCTGATCAGCTCGCCGGCCGCCAGTCCACTGATCGGAAAGCCCCCGGTCGCCGCCTCCCCGAGCAGGACATCCACCCCACTGTCCGTCCGATAAATCCGCGCATAACGAAAATTGGCCGATCCCGGCGGCGTGAACGACACCCAGACCGATTGCAGCGTCTGGTCCTGCGTCAGCAAGGCGAGATTCTTCACCGGCCCGGGAGGACCAGCCAGATCGCTGAGGGCGCTATAGTTCACGTTATTGATTTCAGGCACCGTCGAATCGTCATAAATGCTGGCGTTGTACTCCACCGCCGTGATCCGGGCATCGAGGTCTTCCGTCCGCTCGATCTGAATAATCCGAAACGGCTTTGTCGAAATCCCAGTTTCCCCGAAGGCCCACAAATCACCTTTGGCAGGCGTGGAGGAAAACGTTCCCGAGATGGTCAGGTAACTGTAGGTGCCCGGCCCATTTGTCACCGTCTTTGTCTCGATCACATCGGAACTAAACCGGATGAGCACCTCATACGTCGTGGCCGGCGCAATCGTCACGTCCCGGTCCAGCTCTAGCCGAGATGTCGTCGACCCCGCGATAACCCGCCCAGCAAACCCCCATTGCGGCACATCGTGCTGAAAATAAATGACATCGCCAGGCTCGCAGCGCACCGCATCGATGCCGACCGCAAAACTGATGGTGCGTGTCAGGTACCGATTCGCCAGCTGATAGAGCCGGGCCAGGCGCGCGGCATGGCTGGTGCGCGTCACACCGTAGAGCGTCACCTGCTGGCGCCGAGGCGGCTCATGCTGGGTATAGATCGCGGCATCTTCCAACACCACGACATCCTGCACGTAATTATTCTGCGCGTTCAAAAATTGCACTTCGAGAATGTTGGCCCGCTCATTGAGCGGCAGGAACAGCTCCTCAAAGCTATCCCGAACGATGTTAGCCATCGAAAACAGCTGCACCGGCGTGTCGGCCCGCTCGACTTTGACGCGATAATACCCACCCAAGTCCAGCAGCTGCGCCTGGCCGATCCCGGCCACTCTCACCGCAGCGTCCCAGGCGGATTGCTGCTCAGTATCGAAGACGATGTTGACAATGGCCCGCTTCTCAGTGCCGCCCAACCCATCAGGCACCAGCTCATCGCAGAACGCCGCCCAGTCAATGAAACTCTGAATGTCGAGGTGATCCGGATGCAGCTCATAGCTGAGGCTGGATTGCGTCACGCCAGCCCAGTTCGCCGTCAAAGTGATTTGCTGCGCCCCCACGTTCAGGCTGGACACGACGCCGACCCGGCCCTGGCTCGGCACCACCAGCACCATCCCCTTGCGGCAATTCGCCGCCGTCCACGCCGTTCCCGTGCCCTGCACCACCGCCGAGCCGTTATTCACCTGCACCGTGCCCGTGCTGTATTCATTCGGCCAGACCCAATAGCCCAACCCATACTCGTTGTTCGTCAGGATATCGAACACCACCCAGGCCGGATTGTCAGACCAGGCCACGGCATATTGAGCAACAGACGAGAACACCTTAATTTTCAGGCCATCCACCAGACAGGTGATGCGCGGGAGGCTGCTCGACAAGACCGTGCTGGCGAGCGCCCGGATGGCTAATAATGCCGTATTGGGATAGCGAAATCCGGCGCTAATGATCTCGGTGACCGCTTCGCGATGGCATTCATCCGTTCGGCTATCATTCCCGCTCTGCGCGGAGGTCCGGCGGACCCGCACATCATAACGCCCTGCGGCCAGTCCATCGATCCGAATCGTCCGGCGCAACACCGCCCGCTTCGCCTCTGAATACGTGATCGGCGTCAGCGCCGTCCATCCCACCGCGCCCGTCAGCCGATACTCCACCTCCACCGTCACCGAGGCCGACTGAAACCCCCCATTAGAGCTGAGCGCAAACAACCCTTGCGGAAACACCACCTTCAGCTCAATCGCGTTGAGGTTTAGGCCGGCCGTGGTATAGCTGATAAAACTGTCCGTCAGCGTGACATCGTTCGCAATCGTCGACGACGACTCATCCCCGAAGAGGCCGATGGCCGCCTGGTCGTTCGTGCCCAGGCGCGTGTCTGTCGTGATCGAGGGGAAATTCGAGATCGTCTGATCATTGATCTGAATCTCGCTGATGCTCTCGATCTCGCCGTGCGAGGGAGCCAGCAGCAGATGCAGCACATCATTGTCGTTCAACGTCTCAACCGAGGCCGCCACGATTTGCCCCCCGACGCGATGCGTGCCATACACCAGCGGGATCGGAGCCCCGATTCTCGTGGTGTTTTGAATGGCCGAAAACCCATACGTCGCACTGCCCGCGAACCCGCCAGACAACCCTGCAGGCCGCACCAGGGCCTTCATCATGCCGCCGAGTCCGCCTGCCGCCATTCCGGCCCCGAGCGACATCATGAACAATCCCAGCGGAGACGCCGGGGTAAACGCCAGCAGCAGCCCAGCCCCAAAGGTAAACGCCCCGGCAATCAGCCGCGTCGTATCGTTTTGACCGAGACGAGGATAGGCGAGCAGCTCCATGCCAGGCACACACAGCATCGTCGCCCATTCCTGCGGCGCCAACACCTTGCCCGCATTCACCACCACCCACCCCTGCGGGGTAATGCGATCCGGCAGCACTTCCGCGACATATTTCCCGATCGGCACCGCGCACTCGTGGCGCACGGCATCCCCGCCGTCGAGCGGATTCTCGATGATGATCAGCCGGATGGTTTCCAGCGTAGTCGCGGTCTCAACCAACATATTCATAGAATCCAATAATCTGCGAATCCCACGGCGCGCGGTCCAGGCGTCCGATCACCACCCCTGCCTTATCGGTAGCATGGAGAAACCGCTGCGCGTCGAGACACAGCCCCACGTGAGCAGGGACAGCCATCGCCCCGCGAAACTCCACCACCCGGCCAGAATCAGGCCCATCAGCCCGCTGCCACCCGGCCAGCCGGGACACAATCCAGTCCTTTGCCGCCATCGTCTCCACCTGGGCCGTAAACGGGTCCGGCACCCGCAGGCCCTGTCGCTCCAGCGCACACATCACCAGCCCCCAGCAATCGACGCCTGGTTGCGGGCCGCTCCACCGGCGCTGATAGCCCAACGGCAGCCGCGCGCCCATTTGAAACGGGAGCCCGACCAAATCATCCAGCGGCACGAGCGTTCTCATCCGCGCCCTCCGATATTCGTCAAGAGGGGAAACCCGCCGAAGCTCGGCATGTTGCCATGCGCCCGGCAGCCATTGGCGCCCTCCAGAATATGATCGCACGACGCCAGCGCCCCGCCATACCCGCACTGCACGCTCTTATAGATCCAGCGGCAATAATCACGGTTGAAGCGCGCCGAGGGTAGCAGCGTGCTGGCGATCTGCTCTCGGCCCAGCGTGAAGATCACCGCCTTCGCGCCCTGCACCTGGATGCCGAGGATTTCGTAGCGCTCCTCCAGCACCACCGCCGTCGCATCAGCTAAATTCGCGCTATTTACATATCGAATCGTCACCCGCGCCCCGCGCATCTCAACCGCCTCGAGGTAGGCGCTCACCTCGCGGCCCACGTTCCCCACCGTCACACGCACCGAGGCCTGTCCGCCACGGCTATCGAGCTGGACCTGATCGATCGTCACCATCCTCGGCTCATAGGTCTCGCCGTCGAACGTGATGGACGTGGGGTTCGGCGTGAAGCGCAGCGTGTCCGAATCTTGGATCTCGACCTTCACCAGCGGCTTCCAGGCCGACGTCGTCGCCAGCTTGTTCTTCTCCGTAATGAGCGCCGAAACCAGTGACCTCACAGGGCCTCCTCCAGTTGAATCGGGCCGATAGTAAACGCGATGTTATTCTGGGCGATCGGCGTGATCTGCGGAGGATTGCTGGCATCATGGTCAAACCGGCAGGAGATCGTACTTCCCGTGCGCGGATCGGTAAAATCGAACGCCGTCGCCCCGCCCTTATTCGTCTCCCAGAACGTGACCCAGGTGCTGACGTCACCAGCCGGGACCTTTTCGTGTGAAAACCGAAACCGGCGCGGCGCCGTCGTGCTCTTGGCCCGCGTGGCAGCATAGCCTTGCTCATAGGGCGTTTTGATCGTCTGATAGGCGCGCGGCAGCTCCTGAAACCCGTTGAGGGAGATAGCGATGGACGGATAGGCCATGCTCAGGCCCCTCCAAAGAGCGGACGCAGATCCCGCTGGTGTCGCAAGAGCACATCGATCACCATACTGTCCGTCGTCCGGCGCACATCGACCACCGGCGTGCTATCCGGCGGCGCGCCGATCACATTCACCGTGACATTCCCCGCGCCTCCGCCCGGCAGATTCCCAGCGTTGAGCTGATCCAGCGTCGCCATGCCCCGACGAGATAGAACCCCCTCGCCCGGCGTGAGCAAGGCGCGCACCGTGTCCTGGTTGCCGCTGCCTAAGACATGGCCTCCGAAGGCGAACCGGCGCGGCTCGATATATCCGCCGCTGTGCTTAGTGGTGAAATCCATCCCGAAGAACTCACCGATGTTATTCACCCATCCCGTATCGCTGCCGGCAAACATCCCCCCGCCGCCCGTGACAGACTTGAGGATCCAGGCGACGGCCAGCTGCGCGGCGATCTGCGCCGCCACTTGCTTCACGAAATCCAGCAGGCTGCGCAGCACATCCTTGAACGACTGGATCTTCCCCTCGAAGAGATCGAAGAAAAAGGTGCGGAAGCTAGACTCCATCGACTGCGCCGTGCGACGGGCCAGATCCGCCGCCATGCCAAACCCCGACTTCACGTCGGCCACATAGCGCTGCATCCCGCGATACCATCCCTCGAACACGTCATCGCTGGCCTGTTGATTGGCCTGCGCGATCTTCGCCAGCGTCTGCAGCTCGATCGTTTCCCGCTCCGTGGCCGTGAGCTTTGTGCGGTCCAAAATAGACTTCGCCAGCTCTTCATCTTTATTTTGCCAGGCGATCACCAGCCGGCCGGCCGTCTCGACATTCAAGTCGAGCTGCTGCGCCAGATTGGCGCGCACCAGATCGAGCTGATGCGTATAGATGAATTCCTGTGAGGCCCCGACCTGCTGCGAATAGTCAAGCCAGGCCTGCGCGTTGGCGGCGAGCATGGCGACTTCGTTTCGTGCCATCGCCTGTTGCGCGAGGTCATATTCACGCTGGGCTCGCCCGAGTGCCTCTTGCTTGGCCCCGGAAATGTCATCGATGCGCTTCTGCGCCGCATAGGTCTCTTCCATCGCCTGCCGCGCTTCGGCGTTGCGCCGCGACTCAGCATCGAACCCGATATCGATGGCCCGATTTTGTGCCAGGAAGATCTCCAGCTTCGCCTTGCCGAGCTTTTCCTGATCGGCAAGCTGTGAGATTTGCGGCTTCGTACCGCCGCCCCCACCAGATCCACCAGCCGGAGCCAGCACGCCCGACCCTGGCGCCGGCATGCCGAGCAGATCAAACCAGAATTGCTCGCGCGGCAACGTGCCCTCACCCTTGCGATGCCCAAAGCCGAGCTCCGTGAAGGCGTCCATCAGGCCCTGGCCGATACTCGTCTGCCCGAAGGCGTCAGACATACTCTTCAGGTTTTTCCCGACCGTGCCCGTTTCGCTCCCCAGCTCGCGCACCTTGGCGATCATGCTGCTGAAGATCTCCAGCCCGCCGGTCATCGTCGGCAACAGTTCATTCCCGAGCTGCAACGTCAGCCCACGCATGGCGGATTCCAGCCGCTTAATCTCATCATTGAATTTGTTGGCCGCCTGCGCATCCTCCGTCGACAGCACCACGCCCAGGCGCTGGGCTTCCGCCATTAGCTCGCCGATGCCCGCCTTGCCCTGGTTCAGGAACGGCACCAGCTCTAACCCGGCCTTGCCGAATAGCTTGACCGCCGCCTCCGTTTTCCCCGCGCCGTCCGCTGAGTGTGCAAACACATCCGCCAGATCCAGCAAGACCTGCTCCGTTGGCCTGAGCTGCCCCGCCGCATCCGTCGCTGCCACACCTAGCCGGCGGAAGAGGGCCTCCCCGTCGCCGGTATTCCTGGCCGCCTCGACCATGTTCTGCGAGAGGGTTTTCAACCCGACGATGAGCTGCTGCTGATCGACATCCGCCAGCTTCGCGGCGTAGGAGAGCGCCGTGAAAGTTTCAACCGTCTGCCCGGCCTTCTGCGCGCCCTTCAGCGCTTCCTCGCCAAAATTCGCCGCGCTCTTCGCCACCGCAAACAACGCCGTCCCGGCTGCCGTCAGCTGGGTTTTCCAGTCTTTAATGAAACCGTTGAACGAGGACAGTGCCCCCTGCGAATTCTTCAGCTCTTGCTGAAATTGATCCGCGACCAGTTTGAGGACTAACGCGAGTTCACGATTTTCCGCCATTTTAGCGCGTCCTTATTACGGTGCGGCCTGGGCCGCGTTCTTCTCAGCCTTCGCCAACTGTTCCACCAAGTACTTGACTTGCGCCTCCAGCGCAGCGATCCGCCGCCGATCCTGCTCGGTGTTGACGGCCATCTGCGCGATCTGTCGCTCGTCCGCCTTGCGATCTTTCTCGACCATCTGCAAATTCGCGTCCTCAATCGTGCAGTTTGCCGACTGTTGATTGGATTGCTGCGCTGGCTGCGCCTGTGCCACGCCCGCCATCAGAACCGCCAAAAACGTGATACACCATGCTTTTCTCATGCGGCTCCTTATTTATTGTGCCCTCGGATAGGGTGATGTGCCAATGCGCGAGGTCCCGCCCCGTGTGCGGTTATACCCAGCATCACGTGCGGCGAGATTTTCGAGATCCCGCACCATTGAGCGAACATACGCTGGGTTACTGCGTGCCCGCATTTTGTTGCTATTCTCCATCGCCCGCTCGACAATCGAGAGCAGTTCGGTCCCTCCGTCAACAGACTGCGCGTAGGCCATGTGCAAGAGCGTCATATCGCGGATGCTGTCCCTCAACGCCTTGAGCTGGTAGGACTCAATCACGAAGGGATTTGTGCCGCCCCACTGTGCCGCCGTGCCAGGGAAGAAATAGGACGCATCGCCCGCCCCCTGAAACATGTGCGCCGTCTCATCGTAGGCCAAACAATCTCCGGTGTTTTTCTGCCCACGCGATCCACTGTAGCCGCCTGAGCCGTTGTAGCACCCGTAACCGTCTGTCAGGGAGTCGGTGCTGGCATAGTAGAGGAGATAATTCGGACGGCCCCAATGCCACGCCATCCAGAACCAGAGCCGCGTGACGGCTTGATCCTCGTCCACCGTGATATGAGGGACGCCATCCGAAAAGGCTTGCCCTGTCTCGCCTGCGTTGGCGCTATTGACATAGGGCGAGTAGGGGGCAATATCGAGTGTGCCATTGCCCGCCGTGCAGCCGTTGACAGAGCACGCATCATAGAACCCGATGTCGGACGCGCCTGAATCCAGATAGTCCTGCCGTGTGGCGTAGACGCCGGTGGTGGCAAAACTGCCGGACGGTTTACCGATGCCCCGCGTGGTATTGGTCCCGATGGGAAACCAGATGTCGATTCGCCCTCGCAGGGCTTCGTCGCCCGTACCTGCCCTCAATACCTCTTTTGTCGTGAGCAGCTTCGCGCCTGCGGCGAACGTGGCAATCAGGTTATCGTGCAGTTCCCGCATCGCCTCACCCGACGATGATTCTGCGCTGCCTAAGCTGGTGTTCAACGATGGCTCGTCAATGCCGTAAAACAACAGCCGGTCCAGGTTCGTGGACCAGTCATTGTGCCCATACGTGGCATCGCACACGGCATCGCATTGCAACACCTTGGCTGTCCAGCCATACGTCGCGTCGTTGATCGCATTCAAGTGCTTCGTGAGATTCAGTGATCCGGTGTTATAGGCCGTGCTTGAGAGGCTCGTCGGCTGATTGACGCCTGACGGTTGGTTGGGATAGGGGAACACGGACCATGCCGCGCCTTTCGGCGTGGTGTACATGCCCAACGTGGCATAGGTGTCCACGCCATCCATGCATGTTTTCCCGATCTTGTTTACGTTGGTGAACGATGTCGTCATGGAGGAAATCGCACCCGTCGTCGCGTGCCAACTCCAGGCTGGATACCGGCTCAGATTCGCGCCGACTGTAAGATGGTTGCGTAGCCCAGCCTTGCAGTAGAGAATATGCAGATCGGACAGTGTTCCCGCTGCCAGCCCATGCACCGTGGGCAACGCGGTTTCCGCCAAACCCCACAACGTCCGCACGTAGGTGTTTTCAGCAGGAATCGTGATCGGGAGTACTTCAAACGTGATCGGCACATTGATAGAGGCGACAGGGGATGCCCCCACCAGGACCGCTGTGCCGGAGTAGATCC